ATTCATCCATTGTGACGGCTGAGAAGCCTTTAGCATCATCAGGTCATGGTTTATGTTGCGGATCTCTGCTCTGCACTCTGCCAGCGTTACGGCTGAAGGACGGCCTTTCTCATTTACAAAGAGGGCCTTGTGTCCGGCTTTTTCCATTTGGTCCATGCAGAGGCTATAGAAGCCAAGGTCGCGTAGTTTTTGTTTGATGGTGGTTTGGGTGTTCATGGTGTTAATCCTCTATTTCTCTTTCTACTTCTTCAATTAATAAATCAGGGAATGCTTTTTCTGCTGCTTCACGGCTTGAGAAAACAGGACAAAACCCAACACATCCTTCATGTTGCCCGTCAAATCCTGTTTTGCGCCACACGGCACCAAGGACTATAAATTCTCGGAAGGTTTTCATGGCGTTAATCCTTTCTCCTTTAAAAGCCTATCCATCATCAGCTTAACGCTTTTTGGAACCTTAACTGTTCCCGCTTCATAGTGAACAACCATGCGCGGCGTTGATTTTCCTAGGGCCTCCGCAAGTTCTGCCTGGCTTAGTCCCAAGGATAATCGGGCGGCTTTGAATTCTTCTTTGGTCATTATGATTTTGCTTTCTTGTTTGTACCTTACACACACAATACTGTAATGGTTTCTTAGTGTCAAGAAATAGTTTCACATTTAGACAGGAAGGTATCCGATTTGTAGGGCTTCTTTCACTGTGTACTGACCAAAGTATTTCGCGGCTTGTTTGCTAATAAATTCCACGCGCTCCATTTTTGTGAAAAGCGTTTTGCCTTGTGACCTAACGACATAGGCGGGAACGTATCCACCGCGCTTGCCTCTGATGATTCGTAGGATGATTTTTGTGTTCATGGTTATTCTCCCTTTTCGAGTTCATTAATTCTGGCTTCAAGAGCCTTGATAGTTTCAACGGTCAATCGGTCTTGGCGTATGGACAAGTGATGCAACACAGCAAAACCAAGGCATACGATGTATAGGATGATGATGTGGGTTGTCATGGTTTGGTTACGCTTGTTGGTTGTTGTCTTGATAACCCTACTATACGAAACTATTTCCTATATGTCAATAGAAAAAGTGAAACTATTTCCTAAAAAATAGAGATTCATAAAATGCTTGTCTAAGTGGTTGAATTGTGTGTATATCGTATATGAAGAAAGGGGGGATTTATGGACGATAAAGTTATAATTTACAAAAAACCAAATGATCTTTTCCCATATTCTCGTAATGCAAGAACGCATAGTCCCGAGCAAGTGTTGCAGATAGCAGCAAGCATTAAAGAATTTGGCTTCACGAACCCGATCCTTATAGACGATGATAATAACGTTATAGCGGGCCACGGTAGGTTGATGGCAGCTAAAAAGATGGGCATGGATAAGGTGCCTTGCATAGTTTGCAATGGATGGACTAAGGCACAAACAAAAGCATATATTTTAGCGGATAACAAACTGGCTCTTAATGCGGGTTGGGATAACGAGTTACTAGCCCTTGAATTGCAGGAACTTCAGGAATTGGATTTTAACCTTGATATTGTGGGCTTTAATCAAAAAGAATTAGATGAATTATTGGCTGGTATTGATGAAACAGCCGGCCTTACGGATGAAGATGAAACCCCAGAGGTACAAGATAAACCAGTTAGTGTTTTGGGTGATGTTTGGATTCTTGGTACCCATAGGATTATCTGTGGGGATTGTACGGAACCATCAGTTGTAGACAAGATCCTTAATGGTGTTAAGCCACACCTTATGGTAACGGATCCTCCTTATGGTGTAGAGTATGAACCTGAGTGGAGGAATAAAGCTGCCAGAAATTCTGAAGGCATGGGTAATCGTGGTTTAAGTGCTGGGGCTTTAGGCAAAGTACTTAATGACGATGTAGCTGATTGGAGTAAGGCGTGGGCTTTATTCCCTGGGGATGTGGCTTATGTTTGGCATGCGGGGTTATTTTCAAACGTTGTTGCAGATAGTTTGGTCGCTTGTAACTTCCATCTTCGCAGCCAAATTATCTGGTCAAAGAATCAATTTGCCATTGGTCGCGGAGACTACCACTGGCAACATGAGCCTTGTTGGTACGCTGTCCGCAAAGGTAAAAAGGGTCATTATAATGGCGATAGAAAACAATCCACATTATGGCAAATTGACAAGCCGCAAAAATCAGAAACAGGACATTCAACTCAAAAGCCAGTCGAGTGCATGAAGCGTCCTATCGAAAACAACAGCAGCGTAGGTCAAGTCGTTTATGAACCTTTCTCAGGTTCGGGGACAACAATCATTGCAGCCGAAATAACAGGAAGGTATTGCTACGCCATAGAGCTTAACCCAGCATACGTAGATGTTGCGATTGTGCGTTGGCAGAATTTTACAGGCAACAAAGCAACACATGCCGATACTGGCAAAACATTTGATGAGGTTAGCAATGGGATCCTCTAAAACCCCTCAAGGGTTAACCGCTAAGCAAGAGCAATTTTGCCAGAATATTATCAGCGGCATGTCACAATATGATGCTTATGTGATTGCCTACAATGCAAAGAACATGTCAAGAAAGACGGTTGATGAAACCGCAAGTAAAATGATGAAAAACCCCAAGATCAGTCCAAGAATAAGGGAACTCAAAGAACTTGCGACATTCATGGCGACACAAAAGACAAGCCAAGAACTTATTTGGACACGGGAAATGTCGATAAAAGCCCTTGCAGGCATATACAAAGACCCAAACGCTCCGCACTCTGCTAAAGTATCCGCTGTTAAAGAGATCAATGCTATGCACGGCTATAATGAGGCTATCAAACTCAATCTTGGTGGGCAGAAAGACAATCCTATTTTGCTACAGAAAATAGAACGAATCATTGTCCATGACGACTCTCAAGATTAAGACGCCAAAATGGGCAGTTCCGTTGCTCAAGCCAGCGCGTTATAAAGGCGCACATGGTGGCAGGGGAAGTGGTAAATCGCACTTTTTCGCAGAGATGTTGCTGGAAGAGCATTTGATGGATCCCAACACGTGCAGCGTCTGCGTTAGGGAGATTCAGCAGTCTTTGGATAAATCAGTCAAACGTGACTTAGAGATTAAGATAGAGGAAATGGGCATTGCTGATCATTTTATTATCCAACATAACGTGATTAAAAACAGGCATGGCAAAGGCGAGATTGTATTCCAGGGGATGCAAAGTCAGACGGCTGATAATATCAAGTCCCTGGCTGGCTTTGACCGTGCATGGGTGGAAGAGGCGCAATCGTTGTCACATCGCAGCTTAGAGTTATTGCGGCCGACAATCCGAAAACCAGGATCTGAGTTGTGGTTTACCTGGAACCCGAACTTTAAGACGGATGCCGTGGATGAATTATTGAGGTGTGAAAACCCGCCGCCTGATTCTATTGTGGTGGAAGTTAACTATATGGACAATCCATGGTTTCCCCAGGTTTTGCGCGATGAGATGGAATATGATAGGTCACGCAGTATTGATAAGTATCATCATGTGTGGATGGGCGGATACATTGAGTTAAGTGAGACAAGAGTCTTTACAGACTGGAAAATACTTGACTTTGAAACAGATCCCGATGCTGTGTTTCAATTTGGCTGTGACTTTGGCTTTAGTGTTGACCCGACGGTCCTGATTCGCTGCTATCTCAAAGAGCGCACGCTATATATAGACCACGAGTTGGTGCTGAAACAGTGTGAAACGATAGATATGCCCAAGATGTTCCTAAGCATACCAGAGAGCCAAAGATATATCATCGTGGCGGATTCATCACGTCCTGAGACCATATCGCATCTGAAGCGGCATGGATTCCCTAAGGTTATGCCAAGCCTCAAGGGCAAAAACAGCGTGATTGAAGGGATAGAATTGCTGAAAGGGTACAGGATTGTTGTACATCCACGATGCGAAGAGACGATTAACGAGTTGTCCTTTTATAGCTATGCAACGGATAAAGACAGCGGTAAGGTATTGCCTGAGATAGCAAAAGGGCAAGATGACCATTGCATTGATGCGCTTAGGTATGCTTGCGAATCTTTTGGAAAAGTGGTATCGCGTCAAATGCAGTACGCAGCCCCTAGCAGAAGGATGATGGTTTAATGGCTAAGTTAAAAGATGATGATGTGATTGGTATTATCCAGTCCTATTGGGGTGACATTGGGCAGTATAACACCGACTTGACTAGAGAGCGGACGTTAGGTCTTAAATACTATAACCGTGATTTATTTGGCGGTGAAAAAGAGGGATGGAGTGAGTTTGTATCCTCTGATGTCTTTGATGCTGTGGAGTGGACGTTAGCAGAGTGCATGGACATATACTTTAGCACGTCACCCATTGGATCGTTTGTGGCTGAGAACATGAACGATATACAGGCGGCGGAGCAAGAAACCAAAATGGTGAAAACCATTATCGAAGAGCAGAACAATGGGTTCTTGTTGTTTTACACATGGCTAAAGGATGCTTTGATTCAAAAGAATGGGATTGTCAAAGTTTATTGGGACGATGTCGTCAACAAAGAGCGCGAGACGTACAAGATGCAATCGTTTCAGGCGTTCACCTCCTTAATGAATGATAAAGACGTAGAGGTTAAGGCGGTCACGGCTTTTCTTGGTGAGCAAGAGTTGTCTATGGATGAAATTCAGATCATGCCGCCTGAGATGGTGATGATGGCGCGGTTTGATGTGGATTGTGTCAGAAAGAGTGATGTGTCTCAGGTTCGCATTGAGTGCATACAGCCTGAAAACTTTTATGTGGATAAGACGCATTCGAGTTTGAATCTTGATGATGTTATGTTTGTAGCTGAACGTGTGTTTGCACGTCGTTCTGATTTGGTGGCGGCTGGTTATAGTTTAGAGAAGATTGAGCGTGTTCCTAAGACAACAATTTTGTTTAATTCCGAAGAAGAACGGGCGAGAGATTCTGATCGTTTAAATTCGTTTCAGAATGTTGGTGCAGGCGATAAAAGCACGTTTACGGATCGCGTTGAGATTATGGAGACATACTTTCGTGCAGATGTTAAGAACAATGGGGATATGCGGTTATATCGTGCCATTGTTGGTGGAACATTTGGTTATGGACAAACTGGGAATGGTGTGACTGTGGTGTTGGAATGTGAAGAAACGGATTCGATTCCTTACTGTGCATTGTCACCGAACATTGTGCCTCACAGGTTTTGGGGTATTTCCA